CCAGGTCCGTGCCTGGGTCGAAGCATTCCACGGTTGTAGGCAGAAGCCTTAACACCGTGTTGTTCGCGCCACAGGGTTGCCCCCATCTCGCTGAATACTTCATTCCAGAGGAGATTGCTCATGCGCCTGAAAGCGCCGAGCAACGAGTTCGATCCGAACTCCTGGAAGTCCGCCGCAAGGCGAACTGCAGTCTCCTGGACGTCATTCTCAACCTCCACAAAGCCGCGCATCGCGGCTGCCTCCCTCTTTTCAGAAGTAGGCAACTCCATTTTGCTGTACAGCAGCGTAAGCTGCCGCACAGCATGGATGGAATCGATGCTTGGCTCGGGAAGAAGAAAACCCGTGCCGCGATCAAAGATCAGGTCCAGGAATCCACCCAGAAAAACGGGGGATCGGCCCTTTCGCCGGAAACCAGCGAAAGAGGTAGTGGAAATCTGCTTATCTGCGAGGCTTCGTTCGAAGTCCTTACAGAATTGTGGCAGACTGATGGTCATATAAGACCAACCTTGATCCTTGATCCGCCCGCTGACAGCACTAACGTCAGCGGAGGTGCTCACACCACACTGCTCGCCAAGTTCTTTGGCAAGCTCTGTCCAGAGCATCATCAGGCTTTTCACTCACGGCCTCCTTTCTAGAGGTTCGTGGGATCCATAGCCTCGTTCGACTACCTTCCGAAAGGGAAGGCAGACCACCTTGGACACCTAAGTCTCACGACTTGGGCGTTCCACAGGTCGTCCATGTTGCTCCAGACGGATTGCAGTTCATAACCTACGAGAAGCCCTATAAAGGCCATCGAGGTGAAAACCGCGATCATCTGGCATGATGTGGACAACAGGCCACGCCAGGTAGAGAGCTTGTCAGCTCTCACCCGCAATGACCTTCGTCAGGTTGGCATCAGAACCCCACGCGATGAGCGCCTTCGAAAGAAGGAGAAGCTCAGCGTTGGTGAACTGACCAGCGTTGGGCTCGTCGATGACGAGCGTGATGCTAGCCCCCGAAAGACGGGAGTTGCCGGCGACGAACGGATCAGCAGCGATCTTGTTCTGATCGAGCTTGACTGCATGACGCAGTCGACCGTTCTTCGTCTCCTGGTGTGACACCTTCAGTGTAACAGTGCCGTCATCCTTGGTATAGGTGGCGGACTGTCCGTCGTTGTCAGTTCGCGGAAGCGAATTGGCAATGGCGTTGATGGTGACCGACTGTGGGTCTGTGAACAAGGCAATGCTCCTAGCGTTGAGTGAGAAGGATAGGTTATCCTCCCCACAGAGGTGATCTCCCGCTGGTTGCGGAAGACGGCTCGCGATTGCTTACTTCGCTCGCCCCTCGGGTCGATTTCACATCGATCCGGGGTTGCGACCCTTAGTGAGTCCAAGAGCCGCAAGGATTGCAAGTTGATGCCCATTAAGGGCCTCTCCCTTGAATCCTAGATGGAAAGGATTGACCCGTCGCCGCTTTTTGATATGCGTTGTGAAACGCATACTAGCAGTGACGCTCTGCCCCTGGCTTGACACCAGAGACTGAGAGATGGTCTTCACCGCGGAAGTTTCTTCCATGATGTAGGCCCATCTGACCAGGAAGGGGTCCTCGAGATACAGACTGACGTTGTCAATAACGTCGCCTGTGTTGGTAAACCAATCGAGGAGCCAACTCCACGCAGTGAGGTTGTACGTGGCACTGGGAGAGGGTTTCCACCCATAGAGGTAGTTCGCTTTTTCAAGGAACCCCTCCATTCCCGCAAGGGAACTCTTGTCCACGTAGTACAGATAGGCAGCACTGAACCATCTCTTTCGAGTGATTTCAGTAACTGCTGTCACTGGTCCCACACTGCTCCAATGAGAAGATGAGGTATTAACCGGAATGATCCATGGCTCTGTAGCCAGAATCTCGGTTACCGTCTCCTTCTCTGGATCCATGTCAAACCGCCGCCTAACTAGGCGTCCCGAATCCCTGAGATACTGCTTCCAAAGCTTGTCAGCTTTTTTGACAGTCTCGAGGATGTTTTTGACATCGGAGATAGTAGGAGCGATCCCGAACTGATAGTTCAGGTATTCGCCACCCGCATTCTTCGCAATGCTCCCACCTTTCAGGAAAGAAAGGAAGGGGATGGACGGAAGTCCATCGTTGCGAAGTTCTCCTAGGGACGTGTAGACGCTGTTGTGTGGCGCTGTAGGCGCGAGCTTTGAAACAAGACTCGCACCCAGCACTGCCAATTCCTCATCCGTCTGAGACGGATGGATCCAAGGGTCCGATTGTCGGGCATGGTCGAAACCATAGCCCCACTGACCGAACTCCTGGATCGATCTCTCCTTAACTTCCGGTAAAGGTACCGTGATTTGGGGAAGAGATGGAACGAGAGGACCATCAAACTTGTAAAGGTAGTCTCCCGAATGGGGGAACCCTCGCAAGCTAACGGGCTGCTTTGACAGCAGCTCGCAGGTGGTCTTGACGGAAGTAAAATCTCCGCCAATCTCCACACCAGTGGTAAACCCACGAGAAAGTTCGTTATTCACGACCTCTCTCCAGGCGTACCAGGGATGCTCCTCGTCAACCGTGGTTTCACGATTGACGAAGTGTACGTACCCAGCAGACACAGGACCAAAAAAGTCCTGCGTCCGCAATATAGCCGGCTCACTGAAAGTGAACCGGGAACGGGTACGTAACATGGTTGTTCCTTTCCATCAGAATGCCGATCGGCCTGAGTTTCACAGGCCCTACCGTGTGCGCTTTGTGTGACCTTCTCCCGATTAAGGGTAGAGGTACGCACGACCGCAGTGTTCGCCTCACGGCGAGCTAACACGGTATCGGTAGCGACCAGCATAGGCCCTGATGATCCAAAGAAAGGGAGGGGAATCCCCCTCTCTGGACCAGAGCAGTAG